GGCGTGGTTATCCACCCATATCTATAACATAAAAAAATTACTTTGGGTCATATCTATAACATAAGAAAATTAGTTTGACCCTACAACCATGAAGTGCAAGTGTGATAAATATGTCACAGTCTATAAAAATAAATAAAAAAAGATTCGTGTATTATCAACGACATAGAAAATAGTTTCTGAGGAAGGGTTGCATAAGTCCAAAAAATGTTGCTATATAGTAGTAGACAACCTACTAAAGTATAGCAGATGTAACTACGACAGTAAAGAGACTATATAGTATTATACTATTATGGTTATTACTATTATAGTTTATAGACAACAGCTATACATTAGTAGTTACATGAGTACTAGGTACAAACTATACTTCTGTTTTAAAGTCTTTCTCCCTTAGTCAACCATGACGAACACTGCCAAGTTAGAATTACAGGATGAGGTCATGCCGATGATTGAGGGAGTTATACTTACTTTTGTCGTTATTTTATTTGTTGTCTCTTAAGGACTAGGGACATGTACGGAACTGAAGGATGCTCAGAGTTCATGGCAGAGAAACTACCATATAGTGCTATTATAGGTAAGCATGTCCGTAAGGGCATCAGTAGTGGTGTGTCAGTTAAAGATATTATGGCATCTATCCAGAAGTACTCTCATGCTCCATCTAGTACATCTACTTTTTATAAGTTGTATGGTGGAGACATAGCGGAGGTGAAGTTCGATACTACATCAGCTATTGGGAATGTTGTCGTTGAGCAAGCGTTAGCTGGTGACTTTAAGGCTGCTGAGTTGTACTTAAGAAGTAAGGGAGGTTGGTCTCCTACTAACACTGTTGAGGAACGGGAAGTTGGTAGTGAAGAAGAGGAAGACCGCTCCGCTGTAGAAGAGATTATGACCCGACTAGGAAAATCAACAGATGAACATGAGGATAACGGCTGAGGACTTAAGGAAGTTACCCTCAGATCAGGTAGCTTCAGTTTTGTCGTCCCTCTCCCCGGAGCAAGCTGAAGAACTTAAGTACGATTGGAAGTTCTGGGCTAGACCTGATCAATTAGAACCTGATGGTAAGTGGAATGTCTGGGTAGCTTTAGCTGGTCGTGGTTGGGGTAAGACGAGGGCTGGTGCTGAGTGGGTACGACACAGGATTATGAAGAATGATCGTATCGTTCACTGTGTTGCACCGACTAAGGGTGATGTTCGTAGGGTTATGGTTGAAGGCGACTCTGGACTAATGAATGTCTGTCATAAGAGTGATAAGACATACAGAGGAAAAGAGTTAGGCTTCCCTACTTGGTCTCCTACTAACAATACAATGACTTGGGCTAATGGCTCTAAGGCTGTATTCTTCTCAGCAGAAGACCCTGAGAGACTTAGGGGACCACAAGCATACTCAATGTGGGCAGATGAACTTTGTGCATGGAGAAACGCTCAAGAGACTTGGGACATGGCACAGTTTGGGTTACGTTTAGGTAAACACCCCGTATCGTTTATTACAACTACACCTAAGACTACTAAGTTACTGAGAACCATCTTAGACGATGAGAAGACACACGTCACCACAGGAAGCACATACGATAACAGTGCTAACTTAGCTGATACCTTCTTAGATGCTGTACGTAAGACTTACGAGGGAACTAGGTTAGGTAGGCAGGAACTATATGCTGAGGTACTAGATGAGGCATCTGGTGCATTATGGAATAGGTCGTTACTAGCTAAGTGTGAGATAGAGAAAGATCAGGTTCCTACACTTAATCGTATTGTTGTCGCTATTGACCCGGCTATTACCTCTAACGCTGAAAGTGACATGACAGGTATTGTTGTAGCTGGTGTAGACGTAAATGGTACAGCTTATGTGTTAGAGGATCATACTGGTCGTTATACACCCCAACAGTGGGCATCTAAGGCTGTAGAACTCTACCATGAGCATCTAGCTGACAGGATTGTAGCTGAGAGAAACCAAGGTGGTGATATGGTAAGACATACACTGCATACAGAAGATGAAACACTGCCTGTAAGGTTAGTACATGCCTCAAGGGGTAAGATGGCTAGGGCAGAACCAGTTTCAGCATTATATGAACAAAACAGAGTTAAGCATGTAAGAGGATTGAACGACTTAGAGGATCAGATGGTACAGTGGGAACCTCTAGGTTCTATTGGGTCTCCTGACAGGTTAGATGCTCTAGTATGGGCTATCACTGATCTAAGTCTTAATGGTTACGCAAAGCCACAACTTAAACTAGCGTACTCTAGTGCCAAAGGGCTAATTTAATATGGCTACAAAGAAACTATCGGAAGGTGCAGCTAAGAGTATTCTTGGTGTAGCTGGTGATAACACTCGTACTGGACAAATACGTGCAGATGAGTTTATCCCTGAACTACGCGGTAAGAACGCTATTCGCAAGTATCGGGAGATGCGGGATAATGACAGTACTATTGGTGCGGTTATGTATGCTGCTGAACAAGTACTTAGAGATGTCAAACTTAAAGTGGAACCAGCCAATGATACTGAGGAAGCTAAACGTGAAGCTGACTTTGTGGAAAGTATCTTTGATGATATGGATCACAGTCTTGACGATCACATTGCAGAATCTTTATCGTCGTTGTCGTATGGTTTTGCGTGGTTTGAAGTTGTTTATAAGCGGAGAGTTGGCCCTACTCAGAGATCGCCTAAGAAAAACAGTAAGTACACTGATGGACGCTTGGGTGTACGTAAGATTGCTTGTCGTGCGCCTTGGACAGTCTCTAGGTTTGATGTAGAAGATAAAAGCGGTGATGTCTTAGGAATCTATCAGGACGTAGGTTATGGATCAGGAAAGCATTATATTCCCACTACTAAAAGCCTTTACTATCGTACTACTGTTCTTAATGGTGATCCTAGTGGCCGCTCTATCCTCCGCAATGCTTATTCCTCGTATGTCTATCTAAATAACTTACAGAGCATAGAGGCTATAGCTGTTGAACGTGAACTAGCTGGTATTCCTATTGCTCGTATACCTTCTGAGTATTTGTCTTCTGACGCAAGTGCGGCCCAGAGTGGCTTCGTAGGCAACCTACAACAAATCCTTCGTGACGTTAAGTTTAATGAACAAGGTTATATTATAACACCTAGTGATACTTACCCTGACAAGGATGGTTCTCCTACAAACATTAGACTTGTAGATATTGAACTAATGAGTAGCAATGGCAATCGTAATGTAGATATTGACCCCATTGTTAGGCGTTACCAACATGACATTGCCCGTTCTGTACTTTCTGAGTTTCTTATGCTCGGTGGGGGTAACAATGGATCATATGCACTCTCCAAGTCTAAGACTGACCTGTTTCTACGTGCATTAGAAAGCTACATCCAAGCTATTGTTGATGTGCTCAATAAGCAGCTAGTAGAACGCTTATGGCAGCTTAACGGACTTAACTACGACCTCATGCCCTGTATCAAGGCTGGTGATGTTGCCCCACACGACCTACGTGAGATCGCAGCATTCCTTCGTAACCTTAACGGTGCAGACATTAACGTCAGTGATCACCCAGAGGTTATACAAGACCTTATGGATATAGCTGAACTGAACTATGACCCTATTACAGAGGTCGCAACTGAAACTGACCTGTCCGATGAGGCAGAAGAAGACAACAAGGAAAATACATAATGGCTATTACTACAGCATTAAGCAAATACTTCAAGCAGGAACTCCTTAAGGGTTCACATGACTTCGATGCACACACCTTTCGTGTAGCACTAATTAAAGTAAGTGCCGCAAGAGACTATGACTCAGATATGGGTTCATACTCTTATCTCACAGGTGGCCCACAGTACTCAGGACAAGCTGATCCATCTGCTGCATCTGACCAAGTTACAGGTACAGGTTACACAAGTACTTATGACTCTTTCGCAACAGGTACTGAAGCTGTACTTGCCACTACAGACGCCAGTGGTAACTCTGTTACTTACCCTAAGATTGATGGCACCAAAGCTATCGTAGACTTTAACGATGCGGTATTTCAAAGTGTTACAGTAGCTGCTGCTGGTTGTGTGTTGTATAACGCAAGCATGAGTGCTTCAGACAATAACGTAATCGCTACTTTCGACTTTGGTGGTACTGTTAGTGCTACTGCTGGTGATTTTACCGTACAGTTCCCCACACCAGACAGCAACAACGCTATCCTCCGTATCGCTTAAACTATTAGGAACTAACTTATCATGGTAAAGCTAGTCAACAGAGCCAAGATGACAGTAGCTAGTGGTGGTGCAGGGGATATAACCCTTGGCACCGCTGTTGCTGGCTATCAAACCTTTGCAGATGCAGGGATATCAGACACAGATATTCTACGCTATACCATAGAAGATGGGGATGATTGGGAGATTGGTACAGGGGTGTACACTGCCTCTGGCACCACTCTTGTTCGTACCGTTACAGAAAGTAGTAATAGTGACGCAGCAATCACCTGTAGTGCAGACGCTGTAATATTTGTCACTATGGCGGCAGAGGATTTTACAGGTAACGTGGAGCCTCGGTTCACGACACCCCCAGCAGCCTCACTCTCTTTGGCAAGCGATGGGTCAAGCGTAACACTTACTGGATTGGCAGTTGACGAGGGCGGTTTCCCCATAAGCTATTCATGGGACGGTTTTAGCGGCGCAACGGTGTATACAGATTCGTCATTACCAGCGCAACTAGCATCTGCGCCGACCATTAATCAAGCGACAGGAGTTGTGTCACTCATTGGTTCGCAAAGCACGTCAAACGGCGGCAGTTTTAAATTTCGTCTAAAAGCAAGTGATGGAATTAAAACTGCAGTAGCGACGTCTGAAATCTTACTATCTTTCCCGTTTGATATCGCAAACGCAACATACAACAATGTCAATTTTAGCATTAATGCGCAAGAAGCTAACGTGACTTCCCTCGCGTTCAACCCTAGCGGAACTAAAATGTACATCGTGGGGTACAGCAGCGACACTGTGTTTCAATATTCTCTTTCCAGCGGGTTTGATTTGTCTACTGCCAGCTATAACAGTGTGAGCTTTAGCGTTGCGGGACAAGATGGTCAGCCCCAAGAGCTAGCGTTCAACCCTAGCGGTACAAAGATGTTTATTTTGGGTCAAGATAATGGGAGTGTGTTTCAATATTCTCTTTCAAGTGGTTTTGATCTGTCTACCGCCAGCTATGACAATGTCAGTTTCACGTTGCAGGCTAACAATTATGAACTGGGACTAGCATTCAGCACGGATGGAACTCGATTTTTTGTTGTCAATTCTGTGAACAGGTTGGTTGAGCAATATTCTTGTTCCAGCGGGTTTGATTTGTCTACCGCCAGCTATGACAATGTCAGTTTCAGCGTTTCGTCGCAAGATGCCGACCCTTCTGCACTAGCGTTTAACAACAGCGGAACGAAAATGTACATGGTTGGGTATGCTAATGACAAAGTGTACCAATACGGTCTTTCCACTGGTTTCGATGTAAGTACCGCCAGCTATGACAATGTTTATTTTAGCGTTGCGTCGCAGTTAGGCCGAGCACAAGGCTTAGCATTTGGCGGGGGTAAAATGTTTCTTACAGGCAGATCGTCGTCCAAAGTCTTTGAATATGATCTATAATGTTAGGTTTTAACCCTCTTTCCAGCGCAACCCTCGCTAGTACAGGGGATGCAGCAATACCCGTCATTATTGCACCCGTTACTGGTGTACAGGCAGTAGGACAAGTAGGTGTAACTGGCTTTACTACTGTACAACAACCTACCCAAGAGATTACTGGTGTAGAGGCTACAGCAGAGGTCACTGACCAACCTATAGCACGTCAACCAGCTTCTGTGTCTCTAACAGGTTTCGACCTTACAGCAGAAGACGATATTAAGCCTGTAACCCTTATTATAGGGGCTTACTTTAGTGTTTACGTCCTACCAGAACACACAGCAGAGTTAGGAACCTTACCCCTTACAGGACTTACCCGTGTTATAGAGGTAACGTCTGCTGGAGAACTAACCACAGAAGTTAGTGCTGTAGGTGTAGCTAAAGTAGCTTATGTAGATGGTGTAGAATCTACAGGTGAAATAGGGTCTGTTGTAGGGTCTGTTGACTTTAACCAAGGCATAACAGGCTTTGACTTAAGTACAGAAAACGGAACCTTATCTGTCGTTGTACACGCCTTTGTTGATATAAGTGGTGTAGATGCCACACTAGAAATTACTCGGATGCCGCATGTCCCTGTAATAACAGAGGTTACTGACAGTTTTGAGAGGTCACTAGAACTTGAAGAGTTAGATAACGACCCTGTTATTACAATTATATCAACAGGTTTTGAAAATACAGTCGAGACTGAAGACCTAGGTAACACTTCTGTAGTACAAGGCATATCTGGTTTTGGTCCGTCTACTTTTGTTGGTAACTTAGGTAACACCCCTATTTCTAGGACCATAGTTGGTGTTGAAGCTACTGGCGAGACTAAGGCTCCAATTAATGACCCTGCCGTTGCAATAACTACTGGTGCAGAAGGTATACTAGAGTCAGACGGTTTAGCTAACAGGTCTCCTTTACAAGTCGTAGCTGGCTATGAACACACCCTAGAACTTGGCGAATTAGACAATGAATCTGTTGTACAGGGTATATCAGGCTCAGAAGCTACACAAGAGTTAACTAACTTCCAAGGTATGCCTATCGCAACTGATAGTGTAAACCACCTAGTACAAGTGTCAGGTGTAGAAGCTACAGGTGAAGTTACCGCTGTACGAACTTCAAGAAACCCAAGTGCTTTGTTGTACCCTTGGGAAATGGAAGCGCAACTAGGAAACGTAGTAGCTTTAAGTGTAGCTGACGTAGACATTAGTGGACAAGAGTTAACAACTGAGGTTGGTGATGCACCTACTGTAAGCCTTATTACTACAAGAGTAGTACCACTTACAGGGTTTGACTTAACTAACTCACTCGGTAACGTCTCTGTAGATGGTATAGTTGTAGACTTTGAAACATTAGCGCAGAACTTTGAAATAGCTAGGAACGTGATACCAGAGGCTCTTGCGAGTAGGAAAGTGTTCCCAATAGCAGGTGCTAGAAAACTTGCAGCGTAGAGGCATTAGGAATAAGATATGAGTTTAGTTTGGCCCAATAAAGACCCCGATGAACTGTTAGACTACAGTGTTGATTGGACCTCTGCACTTGGCACCCTTACCATTACTAATGTTGCTTGGTCTGTACGGTCAACTAGGTATGCTACAGAAGTTCCTCTAGCCGCTGGTAACACTATGACTTTTGGTTCTGGTGGTGCACACATAGATGGCATACAGAACATCTCTCAGTCTACTGTTGGTAAGGTAGCAGTTATCTTCATTGCTGGTGGTACAGATAGGGTAGACTACACATTTGTCTGCACTATTACCACAAGCCAAGGAACAATACTTCAGAGAAGTGTCATACTCCGCTGTAGGAGCGTATAATGCCTAAAGCAGGAATAGCTAATAAAGTAAAAGAGCATAACGCCAAATCTAAGCATAAGGTAACGACCTCTATGCTAGAGGCTGTTTATCGTCGAGGCATTGGTGCATATAAGACGAACCCCAGTAGTGTAAGACCTAATGTCAGTTCTCCTGAACAATGGGCTATGGCTAGAGTAAACAGCTTTCTCCGTATTGTCTC